TGGACAGAAGAGCATGGTGTTTCTCGTTTGATGGACACAATGAGAAGAATCGGTGTGAAAAAATTGAATGAAGCAGCCTTCAAAAGTTTCTTTGCTCATGCGGGTCAAATTGCTGCTCAATTTAATGTGAACACGGCAAAGAACATTTATAACACCGCAAAGGGAGACGTCATCTTTGACATCTCTTGTGGATGGGGTGATCGATTGACAGGCTTCTATCTCTCAGAGAAAAGCACATATTATGGCACTGATCCAAATCTAAATATGTTTGAGATTTATAAAGAGATGTGTCACACATATGAAAAATGGTTAGGTTGTGAAAATATCCTTTATAAGGAAGGAAAAGATTATTTTGAAATTCATGGTAAGAAACATGTTCGTATCTACAATCTTCCCGCTGAAGATGTGAACTACGATGAAATACCAGATATTGATTTGACATTTTCATCTCCGCCATATTTTAATAAAGAACTTTACGGCAAGAATTCAAAGGCGCAAAAGAATCAATCATGGAGCAGATATGTCACAGAGGATGCCTGGCTCACAGATTTTCTTTATAAGATTATGGATGAACTCATACCTAAATCAAGAACAACAATGATCAATATCACTGATGTAGGTATTGATAAGAACCGAGTAAACATTTGTGATCCAATGGTAGAACGATACAAAGATTCTTTTGTTGGTATCGCAGGATTTCAACTTTCAAAAAACATGAATGTCAAAGAAGAGAAAGATTTATTCCGAAAAGATACAATTTATACAGAACCTATCTGGACATTCGGTGAACCTTTAGTTGAAAAAAATCGTGCTAAACTTTTAGACTTATTTTGAGGAATTATGGCATTACACCGCATCACTGCTATCTTTGATAAAGATAAAGTATTTGAAAAGATGATCAATTTAGATTATCTAATTTCAATTGAACCTTATGCTGAAAAGAATAGTTGTTACTTAAAGTTTGTAACAACAACAGAAGACTTTAGTTTTGTTTATAATAACATGGAAGACATGAAAAAAGATTATGACAAAATTCACGAAAGCATGTCAGACCAATTTAACTCAACACAAACAGTAATTGACGGATGTGTAGATATTCAAACATCTCAACTACTTACGGGGTAATATGAGAGAAGTAGACGTAGTAATCTTTGGCGCAGGTTCTGCTGGTATGTCAGTATATCGTGCCGTCAAGAAAGCAAACAAATCATGTATTCTAATTGAAAATCATCTTTACGGAACTACATGTGCGAGGGTGGGTTGTATGCCTTCGAAATTGCTGATTGCTGCCGCTCATGCTGCTCATGAAGTAAAGAAAGCTCATCAGTTTGGAATTCATACAGACTTAAACTCTCTTGAAATAAATCGTTCTCAAGTGATGAGAAGAATACGACAAGAAAGAGATCGTTTTGTTGGCTTTGTTCTTGAAGATATTCATGATTTTCCTAAAGAAGATATGGTGCTAGGTGATTATCATTTCATCAATGAAAACACAATTGAAAGTGAGATAGGTAGACAAATTCAAGCAAAAAGATTTGTCATTGCTACTGGTCAAAAACCATTTATTCTACCTGTTTTCTCAAATATACCTGATCGAATTCTTGATACAGAAGATTTCTTTAACTTTAAAATTCTACCCAAGAGTGTTGCTGTAATTGGAACAGGAGCGATTGGTCTTGAAATCGGACAATCACTGACAAGATTGGGTGTAAAAACAACAATCTTGGGAATTGACCGTTTAATTGGTACACTTACAGATCCTGAGCTACTCAATATTGCGAATGATATATTCAAAGGTGAATGTCGAATCTTTAACGAAGCGAACATTCTTTCAGCAAATCTTGTAAATAAGCCCGATGATGAATACGAAAAAGTTGTTGAACTTCATTGGGAAGAAAATGATATTCTACATACAGAACATTTTGAATATATTCTCTCAGCAACTGGTACAGTACCAAATCTCGCATCACTCAATTTAGAAGCTACACCTTTAAAGTTTGAGAAGAAAAGACCAGTCTACAATCGTCAAACATTGCAATGCGAGAATCTAGATGGTTCTTCTTCAAATTTCTTTATTGCTGGAGACATTACGGGTGAAAGAATGATTCTACATGAGGCAATCTGGGAAGGACAGTTTGTTGGTAAAAATGTAGTGGAATCAATGAGGGATGGTTATATTGATTCTGCTCCGAATCTAGTGATGTCAAGAGAAATTAAAACAGCATTGGGTGTAATCTTCACTGATCCTCAAATATGTATGGTAGGCAAAACCTATTCAGAACTTACTGATGAACATGCAATTGGTAGAGTTGATTATACAAGACAAGGTCGTTCAAGAATTGAACTGAAGAATTATGGCGCACTTCACATCTATGGGAATCAAGAAACTCGCCAGATTGTTGGTTGTGAAATGTGTGGTCCTGCTGCTGAACATATTGGGCATCTGATTGCCTGGGCGATTGAAATGGGCTTGACAGTTGAGCAAGCCTTAGAAATGCCTTTTTATCATCCTGTGAAAGAAGAAGGTGTTCGTACTGCTTTACGTGATTTACAAAAAGAATTCAATGAACGACAAATCTGAAGAATATACTGATTACAATTCAGAAGTTGTTGATAAGATTGTTGAAAATGATCCGCAACTCAGTAAGATTGTTACACCTGTTGATGATTGGACTTACTGGGCCAAGTGGATTGGCAATTTCTTTCTAATTGTAGGGACACTTCTCACGAATCTAGAAATATATCCTTTCAACTATATTTTCACACTGATTGGTTTAAGTCTATGGGCAATTGTTGCTGCTCAATGGAATGACCGGTCACTTGTTGTACTCAATGTTTTTTTACTGGGAACAGTTTGTATGACTTTAGCTAATCACGTAAAACAATTCTTTTTGTGAACAGATACATGGTATATTCAGACATCAAAATTGTAGCAGAGCGGGTTCAAACCGAGAACATTGAATTTTATCAAATTGAAAATTTCCTCACCAAATATGAATGTGACAATTTGATTGAGATTATGAAACCGAAATTGACACCTTCAAAAATAGTTCAAAATTCGAATTCAAATGGATATCCAGATATAGTTAGCTCAGAGACACGAAGTAGTTCAACTTGTTATTTTTCAGACAAAAATGAATTACTTGTTTCAGTTGTTGAATCGAAAATGTCTCTAGTATCCGGAAATGATCCAAAGAAAAGTGAATCTCTACAAGGTCAACATTATACTGTAGGGCAAGAATTCAAGAGACATTTAGATACCTTTCCTTCAGGTGATGAGAACAATGCTCATCTGAGCAGAGGTGGTCAAAGAACTTGGACCTTCATGGTTTATTTGAATGATGTCGAATCTGGAGGTGAAACAGTATTTGATATGATTCCTCTGACTTTCATACCAAAAGCAGGAAAAGCAATTTTCTGGAATAACTTGACAATTGATTCAAAAGGTGATAAGATCGTTAACATCTATGCTTCGCACTGCGGCCTCCCTGTGGTCAGCGGTGAAAAATATATCCTCACTAAATGGTTTCGTGAATCTTATTTCAAATAATCAAGGATTATAATGTTTTACACAAACGTTGCTCTCATAGGCAATAATATGCATATGAGGTATATTGAAAACGGTGTGAGAAAACAAGGTAAATTTCGTTTCAGTCCCGAACTTTTCATCTCGCACCCGAACGGTGATTATGTCGATCTCAAAGGTAAACCCTATAAAAGCAAAACAGTCAAAAGTGTTTACGATGCTCGACAATATGTCAAAGATTATTCTGTTGATGGTAACACAATCTGCGGCAATCCTAAACCTGAATTTGAATTCATTGATAAGTTCTTCAAAGAAGATGTTTCATTCGATCAAGAATTGATCAACATTGTCTATCTTGATATTGAAGTTTTCACTGATGGTACCTTTCCTGATCCATCAGAATCAAAGTTTCCCATCAATGCGATTTCACTTCGAACAAGAGGCGTCACCTATGCCTTTGGTCTCACCTATGAAGGTTGTGGTGATTTTGTAAATGACCGTGATGATATTATTGTTCAGCTATATGATAACGAAGAAACTCTTCTCTCAAAGTTTATTCAACTCTGGACTGAGCTTGAGATCGATGTCATCTCTGGCTGGAACTCAACTACTTTTGACTTACCTTACATCTG